CTCTAGCCCCCCCAGCCCACACGGTCGGGCAGCAGGAAGTGCTCAGCGCCCACGGGCAGGTCCGTGACCGTGGCGCCGCGCGCCACCGTCTCGCGGTTCTCACTCAGATGGCCCAGCAGCAGCAGCAGGGCCACGCGGATATTCGCGGTGAGCACCATCCCGCGCAGGACATGCTGGGCAGACTCCAACGCATCGGCATAGGCGTCGTCAGCAGCACACGAAAGCAGCCGCGCTGTCGCAGGGTCAGCGATCTGCCCAGCAGCTTCTTGCGCCTGCTCCCGCGCAGCGAGGGCGGCCGCCAGCGCAGCCGGAACACCGGCCCGGGCCGCATCAAGGGCGGCCTGGTCCGGGTACACATTGCGGTTCAGGAACCGCTGCGCGGCAGCATCCGCACCATCCAGGTAGGGCTGTATCTGCTCGGCCGGATAGTCGGGCTCAACGCGCAGGTGCGCGCGGCCCTCATCGAGCGAGATGAGGCTCATGACAGTGCATCCTCCAGGGTTGCCAAGGGGAAAAGGTCCAGCGCCGTGGAGCGCGTGGCGTTGACGATGTGCATGCCCGCCAGCCTGGGCAAGACAGCGCGAAACTGTGCGGGCCAACGGGCAATGCCATCGGCATTGCCCAGGCCTGCAGGATGGTCCGCATGCCAGTGCGCGCGGCCGTCCAGCCGCTGCAGGTCGTAGCCAAGCAGGGTGACCTGCCGCACCCCCCACCAGGCAGCCTGCGCAATCAGGGCGGCGCCGCTGTTGGTGCGCTCACCACCGAGCCACGCACGCTCGCAGCGAATACCCAGGGGCTGCAGCTTGGGCTGGGGCGACACCAGCAGGCCTGCGCACTGGGCGCGCACCTCGGTCAGGTGCTCGCGCCACCAGGCGAGGTCGAGTCCGTAGATGACGTCGGCCCAGGGGCATCGGCGGAAGGTGGTGTTGGTGACGAAGACGGCTCGGCCGATTCCTCGGCCTTGCCCGTCTTCGCGCCACCGGCGCGCGGCTTCGCAGTCTGCTTGGGTGAGGCTTGGGCCGCTGGCGATGCAGACGGCTTGCTGCCAGCGGCCGGTGTAGGGCCCGGCGTGCCAGGGTTGGCAGGCGCCGGGTCCGTGGACAGCCGGACCAAGCCTGATTTTTTCAAGGCCAGGGCCTGCACCTGGCTGACGCGGAAGGTGTCTCCACAGCGGCGGCGGCCGTCGTGGTCGAAACCGCTCAGCGCGATGACTTCGATAGTGCTCATGGTGCTACATCCAAAAAAAGGGCCACCGTGCAGACGTGTGCACGGCAGCCAGGTGGATCAGGAGCTGGCCGGCACGGGCGCAGGGTTGACGCCCGTGAAGTTGCCATTCACGAAGGCTTCGGGTCGGTAGACCGTCAGCGCGGCACGCAGCTCGGCCAGGATCGTGACCATGTTCTTCACAAAGTTGTCACGGTCCTGGGTGCTGACGGTCACGACTGCGCTTTCGCGGTCCCAGGCCTGCGCGCCCAGGCTGAACGCGCCGACAAGGAAGTTGTTCGCGTCCTGCGCCGGCGTGGAGACCACGGGACGGCCCCACAGTCCCGGCACGGCCAGGCCGCGCGGCGTCGCAAACAGGTAGGCGTTGTCGGCGGTCTTGGTCAGCTCGATCTCTGTCCAGTCGATGGGGTTGAGCACGATGCCGTCTGCCGTGTACTCGGCCAGCTCGGCCTGCAGCAGCGCGATGCGCAGGCGGTCGATGGCGGTCTCATTCTGGACAGTGACGCCAGGATTGGCGTAGGCCGCTGCCTGCGGAATGATGCCGTGCATGTTCAGGCCCACGCCGGAGCCCTTGAGCAACTGCAGTTCCAACTTGACATCCAGGCCGTACAGCAGGCGGCCGTCGATGTACGACTGCAGCATGGGCACATCGCTCAGCACCTGCTTGGATGCGCGGATGAAGTGGGCGATGGTCGCCACTTTCTCGCTATCCAGCTCGAAGGTGATGTCCGATTCGGGCTTGGGGTTGGACGGGTTTTCCGCGACAGGCGCAGCGTTGTTCGTGAAGCCGGTTTCGCGCACGAATTCCACGGCGTTGCCGGTGGTCGGGCCCCAGTTGAGCAGATCGCTCACGAAAAGGCGCTGCTGGGGCGGCACGATGAGGCCAGGCACGCGCTGAGGCTGGATGAGCGCTCCCGCCGAGCCGTCGCCGCTGGTAACAGCAGCCTTGACCGAGCCTACCTTCACGGTCACGCTGGCAGGGTTGCTGACGTCGAAGTTCTTGATGGCCTCGGCAGCCACCACCCGTGCACCGATAGACTGAGGGGTGCCGTCGCTGCCCCCGCCGTGTTGCAGCTTGGCCAGGATCTGCTCGGCCGCCTTGAGGTTGGCGCGCAGCTCGCCCTGCTCGACCAGCAGCTTATCGACACTGGCCTTGGTGTCCTCCCCCAGCTTGGCATTGGCCTTGATTTCCTTTTGCGCCGTCTCGGCATAGGCCTTGAGCTTGTCGCCCACGTCCTTGAGGTCGGCCTGCACCTGCTTGTATTCGGTCTCCAGGCTGGTGGTGCCTGCCACGCCGAGCATGGACAGGCCGGCGAGAACGTCGGCGTGCGAGGCAAAGAAGGCCTGCACATCGACGCCGGCCGCATGCGCGGCCACGGAGCCCAGGGCCACGGCGGCCATCAGGGCGAGGGAGAAATAGCGAACGGATTTCATAGGGTTGGTTCCTGTGTTGATGAAGTGAAAACGCGGCTGCTCTATTCCCAGCTCAGCGACGCAGACAGCGAGCCGGACAGGGCCGAGGCCTTGCCTTGCGCTGGGGGCATCCGCCGCTCCGGTTCGATGGGGTCGCCCGCATCGCGCCCGCCCGGGTCGCCCAGGCTGGCCTTGAACTCGCTGATAAGGCGCACGGCCTCGGACTTGGGCATGCCCGAGGTGCGCAGTGCGGCCTCGATGCGCCGCACGGCCGCTGCGCTGGCCTTGGCCTCGCCCTTGCCGACCTGGTCAGAGGGCAGAAGCTCGTCGGCCAGGCCGCGCTCTATGGCGTCGGAGCCGCCGATCCAGGATTCGGCATCCATGAGCCGGCGCGCCTCCTTGTCGGCCATGCCGGAGCGCGCCACGTAGATGTCTGCCATGGCAGCGTCGAAGGGCTCCAGCCAGTCGGCGATTTCGCGGAAGTCGTTGCGGTTGCCTGCTGCGATGACCCATCCGTTGTGCACCATGAAAAAAGCCGCACGGGCGATCTGGACGGTGTCTCCGGCCATGGCGATGATGGAGGCCGCCGAGGCGGCCAGGCCAACGACCTTTACCGTGACTTCGCCCTTGTGCTCGCGCAGCAGGTTGTAGATGGCAAGGCCCTCGAACATGTCGCCGCCGGGGCTGTTGATGTTGACGGTGACAGGGCCTGCACCCAGGCTGCGCAGGGCGCCGGCAACGCGCTTGGCGGTGACGCCCTCGCCGCTCCAGTAGTCGTAGCCGATCACGTCATAGACGCTGATGCTGCGGTCCTCCTGGTCCTCGGTGAGGGCGGAACGCACCTCGCGGTTCCAGCGGTCCAGGGCGCGCGGCAGTATTTCGCTGCGCACGCTTGCGCTCGGGCGGCCGGCCGGCGCGCCCGGTAGTTCTCTGATGCTCATGGTTCAGCCTTTCTGTGGCTCGTCGGTGTCGAAGCCCAGCAGCGACCTGAGCGCTGCCCGGGCCTGCTGGTTGTTGTCGAGCTGGCCCAGGGAGTCCAGCGTGGTCATGGCCGATTGCACGGTGAGCACCGCAGCATTGCCGCCCATGGGCGGCCGGTCCTCCAGCTCGCGCACCTCGTCGCGGGTCAGGATGCCCTTGTCCACCATGACGCCGTAGAACGCCGCCCGCGCCGCGCTGTCGGTGCGAAGCAGGCCCTCCACCGCGTACTTGGCGTAGTAGCGCAGTCGGTCGCCAGGGGTGAGCAGATCCTTGGTAATGGCCTGCTCGATGGACTTGATGATCGGACCCAGGCAGAACGTCAGGAACCCAATCAACTCCTGCTCCATGCCAGAGCCCCATTTGGTGGCGCCCTGCGATGCATGGCCCACCATCCAGGGCGGCACGCCGAACCATCGGCAGATCTCTTCAACGCTCCACGCCCGGGATTCGAGCAGCTGCACATCCTTGGGGCTGATGTTGATGGCTTCGACCTCGATCCCGCCCTCCAGCAGCGGTGCCTCGCCGTTCTCGATGAGGCCGACGACGTTCTTCCGGAATTCGGCACGCTGCTCCGGCTGCAGGAACTTGGCCACCTTGTAGAACAGGTTCTGCAGCGCGCCGTTGCGAAACGCCCGCCCTGCTGCCTGGTCCGCCGCCTGGGCCTGCCCGAAAACCTTGGCGCCGTACTCGATGACGCTGACGCCGTTGCGGCCGTCAAGCGTGAACCCGGGGACAGTCCAGACCCGGGACGCAGGGATGATGCGCTGCTTGCCGTTGAAGTCCAGGTAGCGCCAGTCCAGCACGATGGAGCCCTGCTTGCGTCCCACCGTCAGGCGCCCAGGGACCAGGAATTCCAGGCCCACCAGGCGCTCGCCGAGCATCAGCCTTTCTGCCCGCCCGCAGCCCTGGGTGAGCATGGCCGAGACCATCGCCTGCCAGAACATGGTTGCTGTGGCATCGGGGTTGGGCACGTCGTGCAGGATGCTGTGCAGGCCATGCTCCGGCGCCACCCGCTTGCCGGCGCCGTCCTTCGCGTAGATGCTCAGCGGCAGCGTGGCGATGGTGGAGGAGATGAGCCGCACACAAGCCCAGGCCGCCGACAGCTGCAGCATGCTGCGCTGGTTGACTGAGACCCCGGAGGCCAGGTCCACGCCGAAAACGGCGGCCGAGCCAATGGGGTCGCTGATGCTGGCGGACTGGCCTCGCAGCCCATGCACGGCGGCGCGCAACCGGCCGCGCATGCGGTGGTAGAGGGTTGGTTTCATCTGCTCGAAGTTCCTGCTGTTGCGGGACTGGCGAAGAAGCCGTCCTCATCACCCGTTTCATCGGGCCTGGCGTAGCGGCCCAGGGCCATCACCGTGGCCACGATGCCGTCTATGCGTCCGTTTTCCTTGCTGGTCTTTTTGTTCGGCCGATAGTTGCCATTGCTGTCGAACAGCAGCGACACATTGCCAGCGCAGTAGCGCAGCACGGGGTTGCCTCCGTGGGCCAGCATTCCGCCGTAGACCAGCTTTTCCAGTTCCTTGCTGCCAGGCCCCATGCCGCCCGTGTTCTGCGGGATGTTGACCATGGGCAGGCCTTCGGCTATCAGCTCGTTGACCAGGTGCTGCGCATTCCAGTCATCGAAGCCCAGCTCAACGATGTCGAAGTCCTTGCCCGCCTGGACGATGACCTGTCGCACCGCGCTGTAGTCGGTGACGTTGCCCGGCGTGGCGTTCAGCCATCCCTCCTCCACCCATTGGCGATAGGAGGCCTCGTCTTCGGCCTCTTCCAGCAGCTTGGATTCGGGCACCCAGTGCCACGCCAGGACGTGGACCGTGGTTTCGCCCTCCAGTGGCGGGAACACCAGCACGAAGGCGGTGAGGTCGCGCACGCTTGCGAGGTCCAAGCCCCCATAGCAGCGCCGCCCCTTGAGCATGGCCGGCAGGAAGGGCTTGCCGCACCTGTCCCAGACCTGGATATCGAACCACCCTTCGGCGTCGTTGCACCAGATGTTGAGGTCCTTGGTCAGGAAGTTGGCCCGCGCACCCGGCAGGGCCTTGGCCTTGCGCGCCTGGGTGCGCATGTAGTCCCACATCTTGCTGCGGCCCAGCCCGGGGTTTGCCTTGGGCCAATTCCGCTCGTCGTAGTAGTCATCCCCCACGTCCAGCGTGTAGATGTAGCCGAAGAACGCATCGTCCTGGCGGCGCCCCTCAAGGATGCTGACCAGGTAGCTGCGTATCTCCACGCAGATGCCGTTGAGGATGAAGCCCGCCGTTGTGATGGCCGACAGCAATGGATCTTCACGCGCGCCCAGGGCCGACTCCATCACGTCCCACACATCGCGATTGCTGGCCGCATGCAGCTCGTCGTACATGATGGCCGAGGGGTTCAGGCCATCCAGGTGCTCGGCATTGGCCGGCAGCGGCTGGAAAACGTTGCTGTCGCCGAACTGGACCTTTTCCTGGTTGGCGCCCTCGTAAATGCGGAAGCTGCGCCGGGTGCGCTCCGAGCGGCGGCACCATCGCTTGATGTTGTCGAACGCCGGCTTGAACACCGTCATGGCCTGCGCCCGCGTGGTGGCCACCGCGTAGACCTCGGCGCCACCCTGCCCCGCCATCGAAAACAGGTACGCGCCCTGCGGCCCCTTCCAGGTGCTTTTGCCGTTCTTGCGCGCCACCTCCTCATAGGAGCGCGTGAACCTGCGCAGCCCCGTCGCGGCGTGGCGCCAGCCGTAGAGCACGGCCGTCCAGAACTTCTGCCAGGGGTCCAGCAGGATAGGCTTGCCCGTCAGCGGCCCCTTGATGTGGACAAAGAACCGCTCGATGAAGTGGATGATGTGCCAGGCGTGATCCGGCTGGAACACCAGGCCTCGGGCACCGGCCTCCTTCAGATCGCGGTAGTGCCGCAGCACTGCCAGGTAGACATACTTGCCGGTGACCACCTCATTGCGCAGCACGGGCAAACCGTAGTCCACATCCCACTGCTGCAACTGCTCAGGGATCAGTGCGTCGCACTGCCGCCGGGTAAGCTGGTAGCGTGGCTTGCGAGGGCGGCGAACAGGTCGTCCTGCTGCCCCTGCGGCCCCGCGTCTTTCCGCACCCGGGCCAGTGACGGTATGGTCAAGCATGCTTTGGGTAGCCACTGGCCCAGCTCCATTTTCAAGCGGGCCTCATCCTTGGCCCAAGGCATTTCCGTCACCCATCCCGTTTTGGATGTCTGGGTCCGGCCCTTCTCATCGCACAGCGCCACGGCCTTGAGCCAGTCGGCGAAGGTGCGCACGATCACCGCAATCGGAATGCCGGCGGTCAGGTGCTCGACCCCGGCGCGGCGCAGCGAGTCGCAGATGTACTCGTAGAGCTTTTGCTCCTCCTCGCCCAGCCGCAGCATCTCGGGCGCAGCCGGAGATTCGATTGCTCCCGGCTGACTCGCCACGTATCCAGCGCCCACGGCCGGCAACTGGACCGCGAACTCATCAGCTTTCTTGGTCATGACACTCCTAGTTAAACCCCCAGGGGGTAGTTACTGCCCGCCAGCAAAGTCCGGTGGAGCGGTCGGTTTCCAGTGCCGAGGGCCCCGACTTTTGGCACCCCCTCCCCC